CGCACGCTTCGGGCAACGCCAGCGGTGCGACGTTCCAGCAGTATTACGTTCACGGCAGCGCTGGCGAGGTGTTCCGTGTCGGCGCAGCGATCGCCAAGCAGACGGCCGCCGGCGGTGGCGCCGCTGCCAGCGTGCCGACCAACACGTTCGCGGCGGCGATGACCAGCAAGCCGTTGCTGGCGCTGGTCGGGAACATCTCCAACCCCGATGCCGTGACGCAGCCAGCTGCCACCGGATGGGTAGCGGGAGCGTCGCGCGCCTACAACACGCCGACGACCGGGTTCCACTCGGACAACAACGACACCGGCGAGACCGATTCGGTCATCACGTGGGGATCGACTTCGGCGACGGAGTGGGCCGCGGTCGCCGTGGAGATCGAGACGGCACCGCCGTCCATCAACACCAACCTGGTCGTGCAGGACGCAGCACACGCGCACGTCAGCGATGCGCCGGGCACGATGACCGGTGGTTCGACGCTCGTGGTGCAGGATTCGGTGCTCGGACAGGGATCGACCGGTCCCGGCGCGGAGCTCCTGAACGCGGTCGAACAAGCCCATGAGCCGAACGCGGCATCGGGTGGCGTGTGGGTGCCGAACGAAGCGGGGACCGGGTCGGGCGTCACGGTGGCCGACGACACGACAGAGAAGCACGCCGGGACGGCGTCCGTGCGGGTGAACGTCCCCAACGCGGGCTACGGGGCCGCGTACGTGGCGCGGCAGATACCTGCGGGGCCGCTCATGGACTTCGACTTTGCCGTCTGGGTGAAGTTGAACACGGGTTCGGGGCCGCTCACGCTGGCCCTGTATTGCTACAACGCGGCGTCGGGGTTCGCCGGGACGCTGAACTTCGCGCCGGACATCACGCCGTCGGGCGTCTGGACCCGCTACACGGTGCGAGGCACGACGTTCGTGGACACGGCCTACGTTCGACCCGCCGTGCAGAACAGCGGCGTGCAGTCCTGGTGGCAGGATGACGCCAGCCTGATCGCGGCGCTCGGGCTCGTCCAACAGCAGAACCTCATCGTCGCCAACGGTGCGCACGCGCACATCGCCGACGCGCCGGGCACGATGGCGCAGCAGTCCACGTTGATCGTGCAGGATGCGACATCCGCGCACGTCAGCGACGTGCCGACGTTGGTGGAGACCGCGCCGCCGACCAACCTCGCCGTGCAAGACGGTGCGCACGCACACACGTCTGACGTGCCCACGCTGGTTCAGCAGCACGTCCTGGTGATCGCTGCCGCGGCGCACGCGGCCACGTCCGATGTCCCGACGTTGATCCAGCAGCACGTCATCGCACCTGCCGCCGGCCAGCACGCGCTGACGAGCGATGCGCCGGGAACGATGGTGCAGAACACCGTGCTCGTCGTCGCCGACGCGGCACACGGTCACATCGCCGACGGCCCGGGGTTGGTGCAGAACTCATCGCTGATCGTGACACCTGCGACCCATCTGCACGCGGCCGACAACGTGCCGCTCAGCAGCGGTGGCGCGCTCGGTGTCGCCGACGCCCTCCACGCGCACGTGGCGGGATCCCCGACGCTGATCCAACAGCACGTCCTCGCGGTCGATCCTGCTCAGCACGCTCACACGTCGCCCGGCGTGGTGCTGGGGTTGCCGATCCCGCTGGTCGTCGCCGACGGGATGCACGCCCACAGCAGCGGGCAACCGGCGCTGGCGCAGACCTACGTGCTCGTGATCCAGCCCGGTGTTCACGCCGTCTCGAGCGATCAGGTGGCGGTGATCGGCCCGGCGATCCTGGTGGTGGCGAGCGCGATCCACGACCATGCCGCGTCGATCATCGTGCTCACGTCGGGGCTGCCGTGGCAGGTGAAGTACGACCGGATCAGGCCGGGTGTTGTCGATGTCTCGCCGAGCGGGTCCGAGCAAGTTGCCCGTCGAGGTGTCATGGTGGCGTCCTCACCGTCATCGGACGATGGCATACGCTCAACGACGCCGACTACGATGCAACGCTAAGCGGAAGGAGCCCGATGACCACGTTGGCGATGGTGCACGGCGATACGCCGAGCTTTGACGTGGTGGTCGTGCATCCCGTCACGCAAGACCCTGTTGACCTGACCGGCGCCACGATCACGATGCGCGCCGTAACCGCGTACGGTGCAACGAGCTTCGCGTTCGAGGTATCAACCACCAGCGGCGACATCGAGCTGGTCCCCGGGCAGACGAACCGAGCGCTGATCACATTGCCGACCTCGGCAACGAGTCCCCTGCCCAACGAGTTCACGCGATTGTTCTTCGACGTGGTGGTGGCGCTCGGGACCGATGTGTGGACGACCGACAGCGGAATGTTGATCGTCAGGCCCAAGGTGGCGGTCGCCACGCCATGATGCGTCAGGAGGTCGTGGTGCACACCAAGAACGGCAACTCGCTACGGGGGATCGTGATCCACCGGAGAGGACGATGGGTGGTGCTCAAACAACCGAGCGTGTACCTCGACGCCGATCATTCCGAACCGCTCGAAGGCGAAGCCTGGGTGGACCGAGCCAACGTGGACTTCATCCAGGTGTTCCGATGACGACCTACGTGCTGTCCAACGGCAAGAACATCTCGCTCGCCGACCTGTCGGCCAACGCGATCGCCACCACCAGCGGCGGGCCGACCTATGCCCGATGGATCGCATCGACCGCCGCGTACGACAGCATCTACCGGCATTCGCCGGCCACCCGCGCCGTCGTGGACTTCATCGCTCGGAACCTGGCGCAGGTCACGGCGAAGGTGTGGCGTCGAAACGGCGACGATGATCGGGAGTCGTTGTACGAACACGCGATGGCTCAGACGCTCCGCGAGCCGAACCCGGCCACCACCCGATATGCGTTCATGTACGCGCTGGCCGCCGACCTGCTCATCTACGACGAATCAACGTCGCTGATCGCACAGAACGGCGACGACATGATGCTGGCGCGTGTCCCCCCGGCCGCCGTCAACATCGAAGGCGGGACGCTCACCGCCATCGAGAAGTTCACGATCAACCTCGACAACCAGAGCAAGCCGGTATCGCCGGACAAGGTGTTCTACGTGCACGGATACGCGCCCGACCGCATCCACCGCGGGCTCGCGCCGCTGGAGACGTTGCGCCAGCTGATCGACGAGGAATCCGCGGCGACCGCGACACGCCGATCCCAGTGGGAGCAGGGCATGGCGATCCCCGGCTATCTGAAACGCCCGAGCAGCGCACCGCCCTGGTCGAACCAGGCCAAGGAGGGCTTCCAAGCCGACTTCGCTCAGCGGTTCGCCGGTCCGAACAACGCGGGCAAGGTGCCGATCCTCGAGGACGACATGGACTTCAATGCGTCGGGCTTCTCACCGGAGCAGGCGCAGTATGTCGAGGCGCGCCGGTTGACCCGCGAGGACGTGGCGCGCGCCTATCACCTGCCGCTGTCGGTCGCGGGCTTGATCGACGCGCCGATGGGGAGCACCAAGGCGTTGCACGAGCAGCTGTACCAGGACTGTCTCGGGCCGTGGCTGATCATGCTTCGCGAGGAGTTGAACCGGCAGCTCGTGCCGCGCTTCAGCGACAGCGAGAACGTCTATGTCGAGTTCGACCTGCAATCGAAGCTCGCCGGGTCGTTCGAGGAGACGGCCACGATCCTCGTCTCGGCGATCGGACGCCCGTACATGACGCCGAACGAAGGCCGTGTCCGGCAGGGCTTCGACCGCAGCGATGACCCGACGGCGGATCGTCTGAGCATCCCGCTCAACGTGATGATCGCTGGCCCCGGCGACGGTTCGACGCCCGACGTGGTGCCACCGACGTTGACCGGCGCCGAGGGCGGGACCGCCTCGCACATGCTCGAAGCCAAGGCCAAGGCCGTGAGCGGGACGCAGATGGCGCGCATGAGGGATCGCCACGCGAAGCGGTACGAGGCGCAGCTCAATGAGTTCTTCGACCGGCAGAAGCGCACCGTCGCGTCCGATCAGGGGAAGTTCGACGTGAGGCGTTGGGATGCCGACCTGTTCGGGGACCTCCTTCCCATGCACGTAGCGACGACGACCGCCGCAGGCGACCTCGTTGCCGCTGGCCTCGCGCATGAGTTCGACCCCGCGATGACGCAGCGCTACCTTCGCAAGGCCGCAGCGACCGACGCTCGCGGGATCAACCGCACGACGCGCGACCGGATGAACGCGGCCATCGCCAACGGGGCAGACGCCAAGGATGCGTTCGACACGACGACCGCCTATCGTGCCGGGTTGCTCGCGGTGACGTATGCGACCCAGTACGGAATGTTCGGGTCGCACGAGGCCGCCGATCAGGGCGGTGCTCGATACAAGACGTGGGTGGTCACGTCCGATCAATCGCGCCACCCCGAGCTCGACGGCGAGCGCGTGAAGCTCGGCGGGCTGTTCTCCAACGGGGCGTCCTACCCCGGTGATCCTGCAGCCGGCGACGAGGAATCTGCCGGGTGCCGGTGTGTCGTGGAGTATTCGTGAGGAGGGAATGATGCAGACCAGAACGAGCGTCAAGGCCGTGGCACGTGCCACCGTGCAGGTCAAGCAGGCCGGTGTCGATGACGCCGGGCAGCCGGTCGGGTACTTCGACGCCACGGTGGCGGTGTACGACAACGTGGACTATCAGAACGACGTGCTCGAGAAGGGCGCGTTCGATGCTTCGCTGAAGTCCTGGACCGCCAGCGGCGATCCGATCCCCGTCATCTGGTCGCACATGTGGGACGACCCGTTCGCCCATGTCGGCTTCGTCGATCCCAAGAACGTCACCAGCGAGGACGACGGGCTCCACGTCCACGACGCCGTGCTCGACCTCACGAACCCGATGGGCAAGCAGGTATACGAGCTGATGAAGGGCCGCCGCGTGCGTGAGTTCTCCTTCGGCTACGACCCCACCGACTTCAAGATGGACGGCGACGTGCGCCATCTCAACTCGGTCGATCTGTGGGAGCTGGGGCCGACGCTCAAGGGCGCGAACCCGGCGACCGTGCTCGAAGGCGTCAAGGGCGGGCTGGCGATCACCGAACAGGACGCGCCAGGATCGACCGAAGTCGATGCGACGCACGACATGGAAGGGACCGAAACGCCCGTCCTCGTCGTTCCTGACGACGATCCCGACGCACCCAACGACGACGCCGACGACGAAACCAAGACGGCAATCGCCTCGCACGGCACGGCGACCGACGACGGCGCGTGGGACGGGCCCGCGCAATGGGCCGCCATCGACCCGACGCCAGCGCACCTGCGAGGCGCGTGCGCGTGGGTGGACCCCGAGGGCGATCCCGCCACCCAGGCCGCGTACAAGTTCATCCACCACTTCATCACCGACGGCGCGCCCGGCGCAGCGTCCACGCGGGGATGCACCGCGTCCGTGGCGATCCTGAACGGTGGCCGTGGGGGAGCGAACATCCCCGACGCCGACCGCCAGGGCGTCTACAACCACGTCCGCAAGCACCTGGCCGACGCGGGCGTGGACCCGATCCCCGAGCTGGCATCGAAGTCGCTCAAGGTCGGTCGCGTGCTGTCGGGCAAGAACGAGGCCGACCTGCGTGACGCTCGCGACCTGATCGACAAGGTGCTAGCGTCCGTGACACGAGAGGACCAAGCCGACAAGGACAAGCGAGCGAGGAACGGTTCGGCCGCAAGCCGCGAGGATCCGAAGCCGAAGTCTCTCGGGCAGACGATGTACGACGCTACGTTGCTCGAGTTAGGAGGCTTGGATGACCACGCTGGATGAGATGCGTGCGGAGTTCGTACGCGAGCTCACCGCCGCTAAGGACATCGCCGGCGCCGTGGACAGTCGCGGCGACGAACCCACCGATCAGGAGCGCGAGCAGGTCGAGGCACACGTCGCGACCGCCGCGAAGCTGAAGGTGGACATGGACGCGAAGCAGGCGAAAGCCGACCGCGACGAGTCCTTGTCGGCACAGATCGACGCGCTTGCCGGTACACGGTTCGCGCAGACCAGCGCGCCGCAGGCGTACGGATCGCTCGGCGAGCAGTTCATCAACGACCCCGCCTACAAGGCGTGGGTGGCATCGTTCCCGAACGGGCGCGTGCCCGAGAGCGCCAGGGGGATCACGTCCCCGGCGATCGAAGCAAAGGGCATGGGCTACAACATCGCCCGCGACCCGATGGGCCGGAAGGTCATCACCGACATCGGTGACCTGAGCGGCACGCAGCGCTTGATCCCGCCACAGAACATCGGCCTGATCAACGCGCCGTACTTCCCGCCACCGAACACGCTCGACCTCGTGGCGAAGTCCACCACGCAGTCGGACACGATCCACTACGCGAGGATCGGCACCGTGACCAACGCGGCGGTGGTCGTCCCCGAGACGCAGACCTCGGCACCCGACGCAACCCCAACGACCGCCGAGGGATTCAAGCCCGAATCGGACCTGACGTTCACGCCAGCGTCGGCGACGGTCTACACCATCGCCCACTGGGTCGCTGCCACAAAGCAGGCGCTCAGTGACTTCGGGCAACTCCGGACCTTGATCGACAACTTCCTGGTCAACGGTCTCCGGGACAAGGCCGACGGCTACGTGCTGTCGGGGACCGGCACGAACGAGCCAGCAGGCATCCTGACGGCGGCCGCGGCGTTCACAACCGCCTACGCCACGTCGGCGGTCGTGTCGATCCGCAAGGGGCTCACGGCGCTCGCGCTGCTCGGTGTGACGCCGAACGCGGTCGTGATGAACCCGGCAGACACCGAAGCGCTCGACCTGGCGCAGAACGCCAACGGCGTCTACTACTTCGGTGGTGGACCCGGTTCTGCGCCGAGCGGCTACCCGATCTGGGGGCTGCGTCGCGTCGATGACGTGAAGATGACCGCGGGGTTCGCCCTCGTCGGCGACTTCTCGATGGCCGTGTGGTACGACCGCGAGCAGGCGACGGTGACGGCCAGCGATAGCCACCAGGACTTCTTCACGAGGAACCTGGTTGCGATCCTGGGTGAGATGCGGGGAGCGTTCGCCGTGCTGCGGCCCAACGCTTTCAACATCGTGGACATCGCCCCGTAGGTGAAGGAGCGGAGGGGGCGGGTGGCACACGAGCCGCCGCCCGTCCCCTTCACACCATGAGCGCCCTCATCGAACCGCCGGAACTTGCGTCCTACATGCGACGACCGACGCTCGATGCCGACCCCGCGTTGATCGTTGCGTGCGAGCTCGCGAGCGGCATGGTGCGCGACTGGACGCAGCAAGACCTGAGCGCCGTCAAGGACGACACGTTCACCTGGATTCTCCGACCGTACTTGCGCGACCCCTCGACGCTGCTCCTCCCGCAGGTCCCCGTCACGGATGTTTCGTCAGTCGTCCGTGACGGGGACACCCTCGCGATCCACGAGGACTACGAGTGGGACACGGCGGGGTTGGTGGTGTCGATCGGCACCAGTCGCTTCTACGGCACGGTCGTTGTGACGTACGACCACGGCTGGGATCCGATCCCCGAAGGCTTGCGAGCGGTGACGCTCGCGGTCGGCAGCCGCCTGTACGACAACCCATCGCGGGACGTGAACCGCGCCGTGGGATCGCACAACGAGAGCTATACCGTGGACTTCACGCTCAACGAACAGCACGTCCTCGGGCGGTACATGGCGGCGCGAGCCTGATGTTTCCCTGGCCGCACGTCATCTTGGTGATCAGCCCGCTGGCCGGCGGCGGCGAGGACGAGCTGGGGAACCCGATTGAAGGCGATGGCCCCCCGGTGCCGTGGCATGGGTTCTTCGGCGCGTCCTCGGCCTCTGCCGACATCGGCACACCGGACGAGCCCGGACGCTTCGCCACGACGGTGACCGTGCTGCTCGAGCCCGATGCCGTCGTCGGTCCCGGCGACGACCTCACCTTCGAGGGTCGGCGATACCGTGTCGTCGGGGAACCGATCAAGCAGACCGACCTGCAAGGGCGACCGCGCCATTGGGAGATCACGACGGTGGGCTACGCCGCTGAGGAGCTGATCAGATCGTGACCTCACACCTCGACCTGAACCCGGACATCCTGCAGCAGATCCTTCGCCAACCCGAGACGGGAAAGGCGTTGCAGGTCATCACGGATGCCATGGCGGCCGATGCCAAGCAACACGCGCCGGTCGAGCACGGCGACTACCGGGACGCGATCACCGGGCGCGTGTGGAGCGATTCGACGGGCTGGCATGGCGCGCTCGTCGGCGACAACTTCAAGACCGTGTTCATCGAGCACGGCGTCACCGGTGCGGGTCGATCAGGCGACGTGAACTTCCCGGCGCTGCACATCTTCCTGAACGCCAGCAAGTCAACGGGCCTCAAGACGAACGAGGAGCTGGCGTGACGCAACTGGTGAAACTGCCGCACGCTCAGGCCATCGCCGTGAGGGTGCTCACAGCAGCGGGTGTCGCCGGGGGTCGCATCTCCGGGGCGCTCCCGGCGTCCCCGGCGTACCCGCTGATCCTGACCGATCACGTCAACGCCGACCTCACCGACCCGCTCGGCGCACACGAGGCGGCGCGGTTGCAGTTCGACTGCTACGCGGCCGCGAGCGAGACCGAGGCGCGAGACTTGGCCTATGAGGCCGACCGTGTGCTGCGAGCGACACGCGGCGAGGTCAAGACCGAGGCCAACGTGCTCATCGGGTGGGTAACGGCTATCGTTCGCGTCAATGGACCGACCCACATCGTCGAGCCGG